GTGAAGCGGCGAGTGGCTTCGTTGAGCCGGGCCTGCGTGTCGAGCGCATCGGTGCCAAGCCCAGCGCCGCGCAGCCGCTGCCGCTCGCGTTCAAACGCCGCATCCTGCTCCTGCGCCGCAATCAGCCGGCGGGTTTCGGCGGTGTCGCGCTCCAACTGCAGGCGCTGGTCGCCCAGGTCACGCTCAAGGTCGGCCGCGCGGCGGATCGACTGCTCGCGGAAGTCCGCCAGCCGCTTCTCCATGTCTTCGCGGATCTTCAGCTGATCGGCCAGGTTCTTTTTGGCCTTGTCCATCGCTGACCGCTCTGCGGCAGATGCGCGCTCGCGGGCCGCCCGTTCCTGCGCCTCCCGCTGGCTGGCGCTGACCTGATCCGCCGGCCGCGTCTGCTGCTGCAGCAGCTCCTGGAAGATCTCCTGCTCGCGCTTCAGCAGGAACTGGTTCTTCGAGCCCTGCTGGAAGAAGGAGAACACCCCGAACTTGTCGTTGGTCTCGCGCGCCGCCTGTTGGTTGGCCTGCACCCGCAGCTGCGCACGCCGGCCTGCTTCGCCGTTGCCGGTGATGCCGCCGAGCACGTCGCTGGCTTCCTTCAGTGCCCCGGTGAAGTTGCGCAGCAGGCTGATCGCCGTAGGCCCGAAGATCCGCGCCAGCTCGATGCCGAGCTCCTGCGTGGCAACCTGGAAATCCTTGATCGCCTGCTGGCCGGTCTGGAACTGTTCGTTCAGCTTGCCCAGCTGGGTGTCGTTCAGCTTGCCCAGCGCGCGCAGCACCACGTCGGTGGTGACCTTGCCCTCAGCGGCCAGATCTTTCAGCTCGCCGATTGTGACGCCGAGCTCTTTCGCGATCGCCTGCGCTGCCAGCGGCGCCTGCTCGCGGATCGCGCGCAGCTCTTCACCCTGCAGCACGCCGGACGCCAGACCCTGCTTCAGCTGGATCAGCGCGTTGCTGGTCTCCTGCGCCGTCGCGCCGCTGTTGCGGGCCGCAGCAGAGAAACCGATGAAGGCCTTCTCGAGCTCGGCCAGCGTGATACCAGTGGGGCGCAGCGAGGCGTAGAGGCTGGCGAAGCTCTGCTCCGCTTCGGTGTTGCTCAGCCGCAGCGTCTTGGCAATGCGGTCGGTGGCTGCCAGCGCCGCGTTGTATTCGCCGAACTCATTGGCGAGCGCGCGCAGGCGCACCCGTGAGCTTTCTGCGTCCAGGCCCACCTGCCCGATGCCCTGCACGCCGCGCCTGGCCAGATCAGCGCCCTGCACCGCCAAAGCGCCCGCGACGCCACCTGCAGCGCCCGCCAGCAAGGCCCCGCCGCGTGATAGGCCGCCCGATGACGATGCAGTGCTCTGGAAGCGCTGCAGCCGCCGCTCAGCGGCCTCGATGTCATTGGTCAGCAGCTTGAACTTCCGGCTGCCGAACTCAGCGTTATCGCGCAGCGCCTTCAGCGCGCCGACAGTCCGCTGCAGACCCGCGACGGTGTTGTTCGAGGCGCTGCCGAGCGCCTTGGTCGCGGTGTAGAGCTGATCGAGCGATCGCTTGCTGACGTTGCTCTGCTGGCTCAGCCCTTGCAGGTTGCGCTTCAGCTGGTCGAGCCCCGTGCCCTCCAGCTTTGCGGTGAACTTGATCGCCGTGTCGAGGGTCATCGCCATGGCTCAGCCCTCCCGGTTCATCGCTGCCAGCGCCGCGCCTTCCATCACCTGCAGATCCTCCAGGAGCGCGCGCTGGTCTTGCACTGAGTACATCTTAAAGAGCCAGGCCAGCACCGAGTAATCGAGGCCGATGGCCCCGCCAGCACTGGTGCGCCATTGCGTCTGCACTCGGCACCACATGTCGATCGCGTCCCAGTTCTCCGGCCACACCTCGAACTCATCCCGCTCCGGCTCCTCGATGATCACGCCGAAAGCGGCCGCGTCATCGTCCAGCTGCTTGCCGCTGTCTTTCCCGCCGCCGGCCCAATGCTCGGCGGCGGCTATCAGTTTTTTCTCTTGCCCTTGCTGAGCGAATCCAGCCAGCTGCTGACCACGGCCGCGGCCACCAGCGGCACGTTCAGCAGGTCGGCCTTGGCCTTCTCGCTGAATGGCACCTCGCCGCCCTTGCCGTCCTGGATCCCGCTCCAGCCCACCAGCACCTGATCGCAGAGCTCATCGTCGGTCAGGTCGCCCGACTGAATCTGGTCCCAGATCTCGCGGATCCGCGCCTGCGGCAGCCGCTTGAACTCGGCGTCGAAGGTCTGTTTGTCGAACCGGCCACCGTCGATGGGGAACTCGACGGTGACCGGCCAGGTGTACGACTCGCTCTGAGACAGAACGAATGCCATGCAGGGCTCCTATCAGGTGAAGGCCAGGCTGAACTCGTTGTTGCCGGCCGTGGTGGGCAGAGCCACGTAGGGCAGGGTCAGCATTTGAATGCCGTCCTGGTCCGAATAGGTCGGCTGAGTGACGTCAGCTTGGGATGCGGTGAAGGTTACACGGTTCCCGGCGGTGGTGCCGTGCAGGAAGGTCAGGTTTCCGGTGGTGGAGCCCAGCGCGATGGTGAAGTAGTCCTTCGTCGCGATGGTCGGCGCCTCGATCATCACCTCACCGGCAGGCCTGCGATCGGTGATCAGCACTTCCTTGGTGCAGCCGATCAGCTCGCGGTAGACGATCTCATTGGCGAGGTTAAAGCTCACCATGTTCAGGCAGCCGGAGTAGCTGAAGAACTGGAAGCTGGAGGTGTTGCCTTCCTTGAAGATCAGCGGCGTGGCTTGGTTGCTGTAGGTCACAGCAGGCTGGGCCGTGTCGGTCGGGGCGTTGTAGATGCCCGTCATCTCGAACTGCAGCGTGGGGATCTGACCCAGCTGGCAGTTCATCGTGACCGTGCCGCGGGCGCCGGTCAGTTTGTGCTGCACACCGTCCACGTTGTAGACGATCGTGCAGGAGCTGAAGCTGCTGCTCACCGGCGCATAGGTCACCGAGGTGCTGGCGACGATCGTGGCCGACATCGCGCAGGACTTCAGCAGCGCGTCATAGCGGGGCGCCGTGCCGGCGGTGCCGGAGCCGGCCAGCTCCACCTCGAAGCTGCAGCGCACGCGGGTGTTGGCAAGCAGCTGGTCGCTGTTGCCGTAGTAGGGCCGGATCAGGTCGCGGCTCACCACGTCCGACTCGAGCGGGGTCACCTCAAGCGACCGCACCAGCACGGCATCGGTGCCGGCAGGCACGCTGTCGGTGCCGTAGGTGGCTTCAGTCTTCGCCAGGATCAGGCGTTTGCGGCTCAGGAGCGGCATTGCTCTCTACCTCGTCAGGTTGGGAGGGTTGGGCCGGCTCCGTCCGCTCAATGAGCTTCCGCTTGCCGGTTTTGGGGTCGGCCAGGTATGTCCCGCCTTGACCCCAGTATTCATCCACCATCGTAGCCATGATCAGCTCGCGAGATTTGTGACAGAGGTCCGATACAGCACACGATAGTCGCACTGGATCTCACCGGCTGCGCCATCAGCTTCGGTGAAGACGAAGGTGACATTCGTGGGCTGAACGTCGATCGCGTAGCCGCCCAGCGTCAGGTCGGCCATCAGCTTGCTGTGCAGGCTCTCGATGATCGGGTCGGCCTGCTGGTCCGGGATGGCCCCGCGCACGATCACACTGACCCGCACCGTCATCGACCAGTCGAGCGTTGGCAGGCTGGTGTTCTGCTGCGCCGTGTCGCTGATCGGCTCCACCACGATCGCCGGGCTCTCCTCACGCGCGATTGGTTCCACCCGCGTGCGGTAGATCCGCGTGCCGACACCGGTGGTGCCGGTGAGTGCCGTGCGGATGGCGGTGAGGATGGTCTCGCGGCGGGTTGTCATCAGTAGTCGGTCTCCAGGTAGCAGCTCATCAGGGCGATGCCGATGACGCTGCTGGTGCCGCCAACGCTCATCCAGCCACGTTGGGTCAGAAGCGTGGTGGTGGTTGGCATGTTGGTGTTGATCGTGCCAGAGGCCGTGGCTCCGGTGCCGAGATCGGTCACGGTGTAGCTCACCGACTGCGTACTGCCGGGGGGTGAGAACATCACCAGCTCATAAGCCTTGGTGCGGTCTGTTGTTGGCACGGGGAAGCTGGCGCCG